CTATTTCGCTGGCTTTGTTTTGAATCTGTAACCCCTTGAGTTGTTCATCCCGAATCGCCTCACCCGCCTCAAACTCGTCTCTTGCCAGTTTTAGTCGTTGCCCCATAAAGGCAAACTGACCCACGGTCTGAGCGGTCTGTAATATGGTCGGCGTGGCATATCCTAATGATTTTAATCCCATGACAATCTCCTAAAACAAAAAGTCCAATATGTCGCCAACGACAGGCAGGTCTTTTAATAAGGGCATGGCAATTGCTCCAATTCCCGCGCCCACCAAAGCCGCGCCCCCAGTACTGGCACCAGCTACAATCAACGGTCCAAACATGGCACCTGCGCCAGCACCAACCGCCGCCCCCGACATAGCCGCTCCCTGGGCTTCGGCTTGTTCTTCCTTTAATCCCATAGAAATATTAAATTGTCTTCTAGCCTCTTCAAGCCTGCGCTGTTCTGCCTTAAATGGCTCATGGGCAAGCCGGGCCTGAAGTGCCGCCTTAATAGCTCCCTCAGTAGTGGCCGCCGCCTCATCGTAAGTTTCCCCGCGCCCGGTTACAGCCCGGCGCTGTCTTTTGCCCGCGTACATCTTCTTGGCGTAATCAAAGGCCGTGGGATATGCTGTATCTAATTTTAAAGCCATGTTAATCCTCTCTTGTAGGCATATATTTTACGACCAGAAACACCGGCTCAAACCCAATATCCTCGTCGTCCGTAATCATAACGAATTTAAACCCGTGGTAATTATAACTGCCTTTGGCCGCGCTTATTCCCGGCTTCGCTATTCTGTATCCGTCATTAGCCGGAGAAAGAGTTAAGTCGGTGCCGCTTGATTTAGTGTCTCCATAGTGAGTAAGGGTTATCTCGTTTGAGGTCGTGTCTTTGGCGACCATGACCAACTTAGCGCCCCTGAAAGTAGTTTGTACGTTAGGTTCGTCTTTATGAAGGGCGATATCACCCGTCTGAAATGTATGAGTAATGTCAGTTCCGTCAAAGTCCGTCCCATATTCCAATCGTTCCATGTATCCGGTGTCAATCATTCCATATTGATATTTGTTGCCATCGGTATCCATGACGGAAAACCCAGCCTGCAAATACTTTTCCGTTCCCCTGTCTATCTCGAACCAGCCCGGTTTCTTAAAGGAATACACAAGCTCCTTGTTTAGCGTGGTTGATGTGCCGTTTGCGAAAAGCCAGTGATATTCCTTTTTGCTTTCATCGTAAAAGCCGACCGAATCGCCTGTTTTGTCCCGGTTAATGGCGTGTGAATTAATGTTGTCAAAATAATCTTCTATATCGTTATGAAGCGGAATGATATTGCGTCCGTCCGTAATATAAACACCGTCCGCTCCCTGCCAGACAACGGATTCCTCTCCAAGCACATTCGCCATTTCGGGAGGCGTGTTAATCACCTGTATGGTTAATGGTGCAGGGCATCCGATAATGCTTGAGAGGGACTTTTTCACCCAATCTTCGGGGCCGTTTCCAATCACCCGCCACACTTCATTGTCTTTCCAGAAAAGCATGATGTTATAGAACGTAGATCCGAACTGATTAGAAATCGGGGCCGCCGCCGTTAAGGTAGAGTTGCTTCCAAAATAAAATGTCGTGGTATCGCTACCGTTGAAAACATTGGAAGTTTCGTAAGCCGTTAGAATGGCCTTGTTTTTATCTTCTTTCTGGTCTCCGCAAAGCCAGAGTCTTCCGTGGCCCATCGCGGGAAATTTATAAGCCCCCACGTCTTTTTGAGCGGGTATACCGTAAACAAAATACAGTTTCACGTCCCCGCTTAACGCTTGAGTAAATTGTATTTTGTAATGATAGAGGGGCAGTGTCTTTGCGACTTCCTGCTTGAACTCCAATTCAGAAGAAGGGGGAGTCCAGCTTATAATGCCGTTCTTGGCAAAAGAAATACCACCCTCAGACGTACCGTCCGTAATCGTCCCAACGGTCGTCCAGTCATCTCCGTTTCCATAATAAACAGCCGCGACGGTGTTGGCTGTGGTGTTGACCGCGCCGGTTCCAAGATGAATACTGATCCCCATCATCTGCTCGCCGAACCCGAAGACCAGATAATCGGTCGTAGCCAAACTGTCCAGTTCAATAAACGTACCCGGATAACCAGTGTCGTAAACATTCTCAAAAACAGCTAAAGTCCCATCATTGTAAGTACTGTTATCGTACTTCTGAAAAGAAAGAATGTTGCGACCTATACCGTCCCATATGTCTTTAGCGTCCTGAAAAGGAACACTTACCGTAACGTGAGAAAGCGTTGTGGTGGTGTCGAGTTCCGTTATGGACACGCGATACCAATATAATTGCAGACCCTTGATAATACTGGCCCTGGCTGTGGTGGCTGTGCTGGTGAAAATCACCGAGCCCGTTTGAGCTAACGGTTTACCGGACGCGGCGGTTCCGTCAGAAAGGCTGGACACGGCAGTCCACCCCGAACTGCCCCAATAATCCACAGACATAGTTCCCGCCGTAGTATTCGCTGTTCCAATATATGCCTTGAATCCGTCAAGAGGCATAATAGCCCCGAGATATATATAGGTACGATATGTGGCTGCACCGTAAGCGGTGCTTGGAAGTTCAAAGTTTCCAACATGCCGGGCCGAATTGCTTACCCGGTACTCGTCTATGTTTCCCGTGAAATAATTAGTGTTGTCATACCCTATTTGAACGACCGAAATATAGTTCTTGGCTCGGCTGGCATCGTTGGCATACACCTGCTGAATTCCGTCCACAAAAATGTACCAATCGCTGGCACTTTCAACTAATTCAATGTGATAAAACGTGTTGGCGGAAATCACGCTGTTGGCTGTAGATAGAGATACTACGTCGGAACCAGCGCCATAACATTCGTGAATAAGCAGCTTGACCGCGCCGTTGGTGTCAATGTACCAATGGATATAGTTATCGCCCGCGTCTGCCGTATCTTCGGCAATGGTAGCAACGTCTTCATTGGCGCCCACGTCCAGATTTTCCGCTTCAAAGGTTCCCGTCTGAGTGTGAACATAAAGGTCTCCAGCCGCGTCACCACCCGCCCACGTACCTGAAGTTTTGTCAACATAATCAACAATGGCCGTGGCCGAACTGGTGTGGCCCGTGACGGTATCGCCAACCTCTATTTCGTAAGTGCCGCCCGATGTAAAGGCCACCTTAAGCACGTCGGTCTTTTGATAATATAAAGAATTATTGACCGCCAGGCTTGTCGGTCTGACCCTTGCGTCAAGGGTGAACGCTCCGGCGCTGAAATCAAAGTCAGCGTTGTCAGGAACAGACAGGTAAGCGGTGGTTCCGTTAAAAACGGCTCCATGCGTTCCAAACACCTTGTTTGACGTGCTGAACGTCGCGTTATTATTGGTAACTGTATGTATCGTGGTTGGTGAAGAATCGGTGACGTTATTGTCCAGATGCAACAAGAGCATGGTGTTTGCATCCGCCGATTCAGTCACGCGGTATAAGGTCGCTACATTCTGGCTGTCGGTTTTGGTGTTTAGAAGAACTTTTGTGTAATCGTAGCTAAAATCATTATCCGGGGCATAATTAATAAACGCCCCAATCGGAGACTCATCTCCGCCCCACAGACAGCTTTCCGCTCCATTACAGTAAGCCAGATAGCCGCCGGGAGTGTCGCTAAACCGGCCCTTGCCCGCGCCGGTTCCGTCCGCATGAAGCTCTGTGCCTGAAAAATTCCCCTGGCCCGGCACAGCCGTGGTATTTTGAAACACTTGAGAAGCCGTAAGACCCGCATTATAAGCTTGGACTAAAACATGCGATTCCGCTGGCTGTTCCTTGCGGAAGTGAAACCCGTTTCTCGCCTTCAAATAAGTAGCGTTCATAACGTTGGCATTGATCTTGGTCATGCCCGCCACGCCCCTGGGATTAGTGGGCGCATAGCGCAAGTTCTTGAGCGTTTTGAAATGTTCCCCGATAGTCACGCCGTCAGTCGCGGTTATCAACCGGCCTGTAAGGGGAATATTCCTTGTTTTTATATTATCTTGCGCCATTAATTTCTTTGGGCTTTCCAGCTAATTTTGATTGGATTGCGGTTAAAGTTTTTCTTTAAGCGGCCTATGGCCCGCCTGACCCCGGTATCCCATTGTGTCCAGTAGGCATCTCCAAAGTTAGGCTTGGAATCACGGTATTTATACTTCCAGGCCGCGTACTCCACTAAAAGCGGATGATGCTCAATCGGTATGGGATATACGCCATAATCAGAATAGACAGGAGCGGGCCGCTGGATATAAGGCACGGTCACGGTATAATCGGCGGTAGAAGGCGGTGGATCGAAAGTAATCTGCGCTCTGCTTTGGGGTTGAATGATATAATCGTCATCTCCCGACCAATCATCATTCGTGCCGCCAAACAGGGCCGTAACCAGGACGGTAGAAGATGTTTTGCTTAAAACAACCCCGTCACTGCCATCGGTGGTGTTATGCACAATATCGCCCGCCCTCACGTCCGTAAAGTCACCGGATGTGGAAGTCAGGGTGCATTGCCCGCCTGTTTTCGCGCCCGCGCTTGTGGCTGAACCCATTACCTGATCTGGAAGGGATGTATTGGTGATAACAGAAAAATAATCAGGAATCGTAACCGATGTATCAGACTGGTCTCCATAAACGAGTTCACCGTAATCGCGCCAATGAATAAAATAGTTGGTAGAACCATCATTAAGCTTGATAAAATGCTTCCGGTCTTTATTTTTCCACCACAGGCCGATATAATCCGCTTCCAGGTCGTAAGCCGCCTGATCTGCTACCGTGGTTATTGACTGCGTGGTTTGAAGACACTCGGTTCGAGAAACAAACTCTACCGCCGCTTCAAATAAATAATTATAGCTCGTCCGGTCGTCTATAAAATCCGAATCCGAACTCTCAAGCAGTTTTTGTTCCAGGGCGTAAAGAAGCGCCTTGCCATCCATTATCCATCCCTACGTAGTGTTTCTACGTTAGTCCTTTCTCCAATGGCCTTTCCCATGATCTTCCAGGCTTTTTCCGCCTGGGTGCGACTTACTTTGACGTTTGGCCCGCCGCCAAAGGCCAGGTTCACGTTCAATCCGCATTGCTTGGCGACTTCCTTGGAGATTTCGATACACGGTTCGGTCATGCGCTTGACCTCTTCCTGGGGGCTGGCCGTGCCTCGATTATCTTCCTTATAGGTATACATGGCCTCAGAGATCTTTTCGCCCAAGTCCCTGTACTGACCAACAACCTTGTCTTTTGCGGCTCCCGTCAGATTGGGCCGTGACGCTTCGATCTGGTCAACTCTGTTTTGTTTTTCTTCAATTTCCGCTTTCATGTCCAGAACCTTAACCGGGTCTACAAGGCCACGGGCTATCAACTGTTCCTTCTCCCGTATCTCGTTTTTGAGCGTTGCCAAGGGTCCGCCCGGACCATCGAAATACCAGGCTGGATATTCGCTGCCCCTACCGTCCCTGGACTTGTTTTGATCTACTTCTCCAAAAAACTCGACCGACATTTTTTTCTCCTATACTGTTATAGAATTATTTAACGAACCCAAACGATCTCCCGGCTCTCCGCATTTCTCACACGCATACGCAAAAGAGCCGTTTTTCTTATTGTTAATGCGCCA